AGAAGGTTTTGAGACGTTAGAAGATTCACAGAAGGGCTTATATTCGCAGGGCGAAGATGGCTACACTTTGAATGTGGAAGGCGTACCAAAAGAAGATGTAAGTGGTTTGAAGCGTAAGATTGATGAATTGCTAACCGAGAAGAAAACGGTACAGCAAAAAGCAATGGAAGCGGAAGAACTAGCAAGAGTAGAAACGGCTGAGAAGCTAAAGAAAGCAAACGACTATGAGCAGTTATACAACAGCTCTGAATCCGAGCGACAGAAGGCGGCTGACGAGTTAGCGACTTTAAAGGCTAATTTACAGCAGCAACAGGTTCAAGGCCAGGCAGGTAAAGTTGCCGCATCGCTTACAAAGGATACAGCTAGAGCCAACTTGTTGTCGCAGCAAATATCCTCGCGTTTATCTTTGGTAGATGGTGAGGTACGAGTTTTAGATACTAATGGTAACTTAACTGTTAGTAGCGTAGAAGAATTGACGCAATCAATTAAAGCGGAATACCCGTTTCTAGTTGACGGGTCACAAGCTGCTGGGGGTGGCGCAACAGGTGGAAGCAGCGGGGCTGGGGATACCAAACAAGTAAGTCGTACGGATTTTGATTCGATGGACGCGGTAAAGCGTATGAATTTCATCAAGTCTGGCGGCAAAATTATTTAATTATTTTTTTGGAGAACCGTAATGGGTGATTTAACCTTAACAAGTCTAGCAAACGATATTTTCGTTGCTGCCGATACTGTAGGTCGTGAAGCTGTTGGCTACATTCCTGCTGTAACTATGAACGCTGATAGCACTCGTGCTGCTGTTGGTGATAACGTAACTGCTGCTTTTACTGCTGAAGCTGGTGCTTTGCAGGATATTGGCACAGGTGCTATGTCTGTACCAGAAGGTGTTGCAACTTCTATCACTGGTGAGACTTTATCTTTAAGTAACGCAAAAGCTGTACAGATTCCACTTGGTGCAGAGCAAGAGAAATTGCTTCGCAACACTGGTCGTTATGATTCTGTATACGGTGACTTAATTGCACAGGCTATGCGTAAACTTACTAACCAAATGGAAGCTGACCTAGCTTTAGCTGCTAAGAACGGTGCGCGCACTGTTACTGGTGGTACTGCTGGTACTGCTGCTTTTGGTTCAAACCTTGATTTATTAGCTTCTGCTCGTCAGCAGTTAGTAGACGGTGGTGCGCCACAGTTTGACGGTAACTTACAGTGTGTTATGAATACTGCTGCTGGCGTAAATGTACGCACAGATGCTGCTATGTTCAACGCTAACCAATCTGGTTCAACTGATGTTCGCGAGCAAGGTATTCTTATCAATGCTCATGGCATTAACTTGCGTGAAACTGGTCAAGCTGCTTCTCACACTAAAGGTACTCTTGCGGGTAGCCCTTTAACTGACGTAACTGACGCTGTTGGTGCAACTTCTATCGCTGTAAATGGCGGTACTGGTTCATCTACTATCGTTGTTGGTGATTCAGTACAGTTTGGTGGCGCAGGTCAGAAATACGTTGTTGGTACTGGTACTGCTGACGCTTCAGGCGGCACTATCGTTCTTAACGGTTCTGGCTTAATTGATGCAGTTGCTAACGATTCTGCTGTTGCAATCGACAACAACTACACTGCCAACTCTGTATTCCACAGAAATGCTATTGAGCTTGCTATGCGCGCTCCTGCTGTACCTTCTGTTGGTGATGCTGCTGATGATTCGCTTATCGTACAAGACCCGCATTCTGGTCTAGTATTTGAAGTGCGTATCTACAAAGGCTACAGACGTACATTGTTAGAAGTTGGCGCGGTATGGGGTGTTAAGGTCTGGAAACCAGACTTTGTTACTACTATCTTAGGCTAATTTTTTGTAGTGCTTTGGGTGGCTTGCTTGGGTTTCTCTCCCTTTTCCCTTGCAGGTCGCCCATTTTTTTAAGGTGACGAAATGGCTTTAACGGTAGAAACAGGACAACAGGCAACGAACGCTAACAGTTATGTTACTGTTGCTGCTTACGATGCCTACCTAGACGCTAGATACATTGGTCGTACAGATATAAGCGATGCACAAGCAGAAGCCTATATATTGCGAGCGATGGATTACTTTGAGAATTTAGACTTCATTGGTATGAAAGCCAGTGAAGACCAGTCTTTACAGTTCCCCCGAAGCGGCGTGAACATTGACGGTTACGGTAAAGACACAGACGAGATACCGAATGAGGTATTAGTCTCGATATATGAGTTAGCTTATGGCTTCGAGCAGGGTTACGGTATTAACGACCCTATCGGCAGAGAGACTTCTAAGGAGTCTGTAGGCTCTTTATCTGTAGAGTACAAGTCATCAAGCGCAGACCGTACTTTACTCCCTGCGGCTTCTCAGGCTCTAAGAAAGCTAATCAAAAGCCCAACTAGAGTGATACGAGTTTAATGGCTTTTAACTACACGCCATTACAGCAAACAGCGACCGACTTAATAACTAAGTTCGGTCAATCTGTTACATTCGCTAAAAAAACCACTAGCGGTTATAACCCTGCAACTGGCGGCTTTTCTAGCTCGGCTAGTTCTACTTATACAGCGCAGGTTACTTTGCTAGAGGCTAGTAAGATTGAAGAAGGTGCTAGTAGTATTACAGGCACAACAGTAAGCGCATTACAAGAGATTGAGCGCGAGGCATTATGCTCATCAACAACTGAGCCAGAGATAGGCGACACTGCTACAATTAACTCAGATAAGTACCGAGTTACCGCAGTGAACAAAGTACAACCAGCATCAACGGTAGTTTATTATGAGCTTCGGATCGCAAGTTGATAAGATAGCCGATAAGGCTGCTATGCGAGCTTCTCAGACTATTAGAGGCACAGTGCTTGGGATTATGCGCGATACAATTAAAGATACGCCAGTGGACACAGGGCGGCTTAGAAACAACTGGTTCGCTAGTGTCGGCAGTCCTTCAAATGCTGAAAGAGACTCGGAAAGTAAAACAGGCGCAGACTCTACAGCTTCGGCAGTAGGCGTTACTAAAAGTTTTGAAATGGGTGATGATATTTATTTCACTAACAACTTACCTTATGCCATGATTGTCGAGTTCGGTGGTGTAGTAATGGGTAGAGTGCGTAAAGGTCAGGGAATGTTAAGAAGGGCTATAGGTATTAGGACTAGCGGGTTTCGTAGATGAGTGCATTTTTTAATAATATCCGCATAGCCTTAGAGACTAAGCTAAGTGCTGTCAGCCTCGATAACATTACATTCGAAAATGTCGAAATAGATTTATCTACGCTAGACAAAGGTTCTAGCAGCATAGAATTTGCACAGGCATTTTTATTGCCGCAAGATACCCAGACTTTATCTTTAGGTGCAACTGGTCAGGATATACACGAAGGTATATTTCAGATCAATTATTATAACGGTGTCGGGATTGGTGGATATTCTACTAAGCTAGACGCTATAGCTGATGCCTTTAAGAGAGGCACAGTTTTAACGCATGGCGGTACAACCGTCAGAATCCGTAACGTATCTTTAGGCGTTGGGCGCAGAGAAGATGCTTTTTTTGTTCGTAATATAGATGTATCTTATTATGCGGTTACGCCCGCGAGGAGTTAATTAAATGACTATTCAAAGTGGTCAGAATGTAAAACTAAGTATTAAAGAGGAAGCCACTTATGGGACAGCTCCTAGCGGCAACTACTCTATCGTCCCTTTTAAGTCTGTATCTTTATCGTTAGCCAAGACTAACCACGAATCTGCGGTTATTACTGGTGATCGTGAAGTGCAAGACGTAATTATGGGTGCTCACTCTGTTACTGGTGATATTTCTTTTGATTTATCTAATCAGCCAGCTTATGTCGAAGGCTTGCGAGCTATTGTAGGCGATGACGCTTTATCAGGTGGCGTAATGAACATTGGTTTAGTTCGTCAGTCTTATTCAATTCAGCAGGCTTTCGTTGACCTAGCGGCTGTTAATGACAATGTTCATAAGTACGTTGGCATGGAGTTCAACACATTCTCGATGACTGTTCCTGCTGACGGCTTAGTAGAGTCTACTTTTGGTCTTATCGGCTCAACTATGACTACTGAGAATGCTGAGTTTGACGGTACTGAGGCTGATTACACTGATACTAATAACCCATACCACTCAAGCGATGTTGCTATTACTTTAGGCGGCTCGTCTACTGCGATTATCACTGACTTTTCTTTGAACATTGATAACGGTTTAGCCACTACTAACAAAGTAGGCTCTAACTTAGCTCAACAAGGCGGTATCGGTAAATGCCGAGTAACTGGCTCATTAACTGCTCACTTTGATACTACTGCTGGTGCAGCGCAGCTTGAGAAGTTTGTTGCTAACACTAAAGAAGCTATTGTTGTTACTTGCGGCTCAGGCTCTACTGGTATTAGCTTTACTATGGCTGAAGTAGTCTATACTACTGGTGCTGTTGAAGTTGGTGGCGAAGGTCTTGTAAGTGTCTCTATGGAGTTCACAGCAATCTACAAAGACAGCAACAATACATCTGCATTAGTAATTGATACAGATTTATAAAACTGAATAGCCTCGCTGGGCGGGGCTTTACTTAACTTGGGAGAGATTTATGAAGCTGACAGACTTATATACTGTAGATAACCACGAAGAAGGTTCATATACACAGATATTTGATGATGAGGGTAAAAAAACACCCTTGCATATTAAGGTTAAAGGCGTTGATTCGGTTAGCTACCGTAAAGAGTTAAAGAAACAGAAAGCCGCATATTTTGAAGCTGCTCAAAAAGGCAGCGAAGTGGATAGCGAGAAATTTGTTATTGATGCGTTAGTTGAGTGCACAATAGGCTGGAAGGGTACAGACGAGAAGTTTACTAAGAAGCTATGCCGAGAATTATACTCGAAAGCTCCGTTTGTTAAAGACCAGGTCGATACCTTCATGGCAGAGCGCAAAAATTTTACCAAAGCCAAACCGACAAAGTAGTTGAGTTTGGCAAGTGGGTATTCCACGCTAACGGTAGGATAGAAGGCAGCAAGTCAACACGCCTGGAACAGTGGCAAGCAATCGAAAGAATCTCTGGCAAGAAACCTGCGGAGCTTCAAAATATGCCAACTCTTGATGAGCATTCAAGCGAGGTTTTTTCAGCCTTCCTTAAAATCTCTCAGGGCAAAGAATCAATATCGCTAATAGATGTTAAAGCGTATATTGACCTATATGATGACCCTTTGCAGTGGTGGGAAATAGATGCCATTCTGGGGCTAGACAAGGCAAGGCTTGAAGCATGGCAAACGAAGT